GTAGCTATAACAATTGTACAACCGCCGCCTGATTTAATCGACCCCCTTGCAATCTCTATTTTGTCAAACTGTCCGTCATCGTCAAACACGCCTGCATCCTGCAAAGCATCAAAAATTCCTTTCAAACGATTATCAAGATCAATGCTTCGTCTATCTCTTGGGAAGATAGTAATGATCGCCATAAGCCTGTTTGAGCCAAAGCTAGGTATTTTGTTGACCGTGACGTACTCTTGCACCGCTAGTTTGTAATTTCTGCCGCCCTGACTAAGTATTGTCCTGCCTCTAAAGTTGCGCCAGTAAGTGTTTACACTTGGCGGTAACGGTAGTTGCAAGGTAGCGATCACAATAACGCCTCAGTTTGGGCTAATAAATCTTCTTCTGTAACCCCATATTTTTGAGCAAACGCCTTTTTGCCCAGTCCATGTACCCCATCATTGCCGGTATGATGATTTGGGCATAACGGTATAACCGGCGCATTTTCACGTTTCATTCCTAATCGTCGTATGTGATGAATATGAGCCGGCGTTTCCCCATATTCTAAGTGTCGGCACAACGAGCAACCTAGCTCTGCAAGTTTCTCGTAATGCTTACGTTGCGCTTTGGTCAACTTGAGCCTCAGTCCATTCTTGCAAGTCAACCACAACGATCTGCATATCCACCGCAACGTCAGCAGCTGCGTCATATTTGCCCTGCAATACAAGTTTTTGGTATTGATGAATCATTGCTTTGAGTTTAATTAGGCTTTCAGAATAATCTTTCATTTGGTTATTTTCTCGAGTTGTCGGTTGCTGGCCTGTTCGGTGCGCCAAGCATCAAATCGCATCTGTGCGCTAGTCATGCGCCATTTAAGTAGCTCGACCTGTTCAGTTGCGTGTCCAATTGCGTCACAATGGTTTTGATAGGCGAGATTGGCGTATGCCTCACGTTCCTGTGCGCCAATGCTAGTTTCGCCGCTATGTTTCATAAGCATTGATTTGAGGCTTGATTTATACGCCTCTAGCTGCGCCAATATCCCTTTTGCTTTAGCATATGCTGGCGCATTGTCCCAAATGTATTCAATCGCTGGGTGTGGGCTGTATTCACTCATTTAAGTAACTCCCATGCAGTTGCTGCACATAAAGGGACTTGTCCATTTCCAATGGCTTTAAGTCTGTCCACCCTGGCGGGAATCCCATTAGCCACTCTGAGAACATCGGGTTCGGTACTCCACCAAGACAATCGGCTAAATTGTGATTTGTGCCGTGTCTTACTCGAAAACCTGACCCGCTCATTCCTTTGTAATCCCGTGTTGTTGGCGTTACATACTGCCCTAATCCAAATCCTCTCTCTGAGATGGTTTGCACCAACGTCGGCAGCTGATATAACGCCCCATTTTGCATCAAACCCCATTTTGGAAAGGTCTGCAAGGACAACTCCAAGTCCTCTAGTAGTGAGGATTGGGCTGTTCTCCACAAAGACGTATTGGGGTCCAACCTCGCCAATGATCCTTGCCATGTGTTTCCACATTGAGGATTTTGGGCCTTCAATTCCTCCCCCACTTCCTGACGCTGAAATGTCTTGGCAGGGAAACCCGCCAGATACAACGTCAACAATTCCTCGCCACGGGTATCCGTCAAAGGTTTGACAGTCATCCCATATCGGGAAAGGCGGGAGAATTTTGTCATTTTGTCGGGCGCACAGTACGCTTGCTGGGTATTGTTCCCACTCAACGGCGCAAACGGTTCGCCATCCAAGCAAGTGTCCCCCAAGTATTCCTCCACCAGCGCCTGCGAAAAGAGCCAACTCATTCACTTAGTCCCCTTTCGTTTATGTCGTAAAACCAATCGTCACCCGCTGACCATTTGCGTGACCCGTCCACAGTCCAAATGTGCCGTGATGCTTGAAAGTCTGGAAACTCCGTCTTAGCCGGTATTAACGATTGGTCGTACCACAGGCAACGGTTGTTTGGCTGCGCTGCAAATTGCCCATTATCTAACCGGATAAAGTTAAAACTTTTGTGTTCCTCTGCTTGTTCTGTAAATCCTGTGTCTAAGTCTTGCCCATCTGCACAAAAGTCTACGGTAAACAAATATTTGCCAAAATGCCATTCTTTATCTTTGCCTAGGAATTTCACGCCAAGGTTACGCAAGCCAATTTTTTCATGGACTGTAAACCTGTAGCCCATGCAATCCCAAAGCTGTAGCGTGTCAATTTCTAAATGCCCATGTGAATCTGTATACCAAACATAAGCGTGTATAGGCAGTTTGTCGTAAAGCGCACCATAGTTCGGTAAAAGGCTTTCTATACGAAATACCTGACCACGCAAGGCTTTAATACTGACCCAAATGGCTGGTTCATATTCGCCATGCCCATGTTCAAAGTTATACAAATACTCTTTTCGCACAAAGCACTTGATTGGCGGTAAGTTTCCAATGATGTAGCTCATATCAAATCCATTTGCTTTGGCATAACTTTCCATTCCCTTTCGGCCCGACCAGATTTGCTTTGCACATTGCGACCAGTTAGCAAAATTTCATGATTGCGTTCTAATTCACTAAGCCGCCTGGCAACTTGATTGCCATCGAGTCCCGTAATCGAGGCTATACCGTCTTTCCCTTGCGGGCCATACTTGCATAAGGCTTGAATAATTATCGTGGCGTGTTGAGCCGCTAAAGCCTTTGCACGATCAGCTGCCGCCCAACTGGTTGACGGGTCGGTGTTGCGAGCAACTTGGTTCATTTTGTCACCTCTGCTTTATCAATTGCTGCTTGGGCTTTACGCAAACGAACAAGAGCCACTGACATAATTACAATTACCTGTTGGGGTGCTGCTTCAATACCTGCTTTAGGAACGGTGGCTTCATCTATAAATTGAGGACAATCGCAAATTGCTTTCAACGCCTCAAGCAACTCCTGATTCACCTCATGCAAGCTGCGGAGTTCTTTGCTGATAATGTATTCAGGTGCATTGGGAGTGTGCATACGCATACCTTCTTCAGCCAACCTCAACGCCTCAGGTTGTTTTGTGTCTGTCATTTCGTCACCTCGTCCAGTGCGTAAAGTTTTACACCTTCACAATTTGGCGTTAATTCTTCCCAAACTTGGTTTTCTGCATCGTATTCAAACACGCCAACTGGTTGCAACGCTTGTAACCTTCTAGCAGCGTATAAGGCCTCATTAACTTTGTCGCACCATCCCGCTTTATCCTCGTATGCTGACTCAAGCGCGTCAATAATTAAATATATTTCGTTCATAGCATCACCAATGATAAAAGTGGAAAGAAACCAAACACAAGCGCCAGCATCAACAAGCCAAATATCCATGCTGAAGTTGGGATATGGTCATCAGGTCGTTTGTAATCACGCATCTGTCGAGCCGTGCGCCCCGTCCAGTTTGGTTCGCTCATGTCTGTGCCGTAAGGCCAGTTACGCTTATTCATTACCGTCCTCCTCGTTAGCTGTAACTTTCTCAATGTGGTTGATGTCAATGAAGTGTGTGTACATTGGCACAGCACACATCAGCACCTCGTCACGGTCAATCTTGATGTACGGTTCGCCATTGCTGTCTGTTTTTACGCCATCGGCAAATTGATCCATAAGTTCTGCAATCTTTTTGTCGGTAAGCTCACGGCTAAGTTCACGCATCAATTGGCGTTTGCCTTCGTCTGTTAATTGTATGTATGAGTATTTCATCGCTTACCCCTTAAACCCGTTGGCTTTTAGAAATTGCTGTTCTTCAGGGCTTGCCATGCAAATAGCCATCATGTGCTTTTGCAAATATGTTTGCAATTTGGCTCGTGTCTTATCGGTAGGGTTTGCTTTAAATGCTTGTATAAGTTTGCTCATTTTATGCAGCCCCTAACAAACGAGCAGCTTCTGACTTTAATTCTTTATTGCTGATCTCTGAAAAATCAACACCTTCCATCATCAACTTCATGTGCAAATCAAATGCTTGATCGCAATCAAGTGTTGGAAACCATTTCATCAAGTCTTTTGTTACTTTGTTCATTTTATGCACCTGTATTTGTTGTATGGCGTTGTTGCCATGACTAGATATTAAGCTATCTAAATAATAAAAGCATAGGTGTTTACCCTAGTTTTGCAATTATTTTTAATTTATTTGGATTTTTACAACAAAACGCCCCAATTACGGGGCGGTCGATGGAACAAGGAGTGAACAACACCGACAATTTATTATAGGTTGTTTTTACGCTTGTAGAACGCTAGTAAATACTGAAAGCAATCCCAAGCAGAGGCTAAATCTTCTTCTGAATGTTCGATCAATTTCACATCTCCCTCGGCAGTAAAGAACACGTTGGCGCATCTGGCTGTGGGCTTGCCAAGGCCAACACGGTAGGCAGCCAATTGCATCAGTTGTTCGTGATACGGCACAACTTTGTCGAGCTTATCTTTGCTTTTAAAGTCAATCACAATGTTCTCTGCAATTAAATCCACTTTGCCGCCAAACCCTTCGTATGCAAACGAGCGTTCTGCCTCCCAAGTCTGGTCATGCCCAAAATGGATTCTGATCGACGCATCCACTTGGTCAACGTAAACAGGGTAATCGTCTTGTTCGCCACGGTAAAAACGCTCAAGCACCCCATGCATTTGTGTACCACGATCCATAGCGTCACGGCCTGTAGATTTAGAATCGGACATAACCCGCTCTAGCCAGTTTTCCTCTGTTTCGCCAGCAATGCGTGGCAACGTCAGCGCAGCCAATAATACTTGTTGTTGCAACCAGTTCGATAAACCAGGCTTGGCAACCAATCCCAAAACCGTAGTTACCGACGGTACTAAATTAAGTTCCCGTGCGTCACGAACCGTTGTGTTGCGTTCTTTGCCGTTTTTGCCAATGATCTTGTACGCTGGTGAACCGTCAGCTGCGTACCAATGACCTGATTCTGAGTCTGCTGATTTAATAATCATTTCCGTGCCTCCATCATTGCGTCTGCTAATTGATAAGCTAATTCTGCAATAGCATCGTCTGCAAAATGAGCATTTGCTTCTTGTAATAAACCAATTAATGCCTTTGCAGCAAAATAATCCCGCAATTTCATTCCAGTCATTTTGTAAGTATGGTTGTTTTCATGCGGAAAAGCATATTCTGTAGTCATTTTTGCACCTGTTTAGCTAATTGTTTAAGCATCTCGATTGCATCTTGTAGGTCTTGCATAGCCCTAGCGTCTAAGACCATGTTTTCGTACCATTGCTGCAATCGCCAAGAAATAAGAATCGCCTCCTCAGTCTGGTTCATCAGAATGGGACGGTATCTTCAAAATCATCAAAAGGGACAATGTTGCCTTCCTTAATTGCTCGATAAGCATCTGACTTGGGTTTTGCAGGCGCAGCTGGTGGTGCATCTTCCGCAGACCGACCACCAAGCATCTGCATCTGGTCAGCAACCACCTCAGTTGTGTATTGATCCACACCATCTTTGTTCTGCCACTTGCGAGTAGTCATACGACCCGCTACAAAAACCTGTGAGCCTTTCTTTAGGTAGTCGGCACATATTCCTGCCAACTTGCCAAACGTCGTTATTCTGACCCATTCTGTCGTTTCCTTGGTTGCGGTCTTGTAACCAACAGCAATTGAGAAATTACAGATTGCATTAGAGTCAGCGGTGTAACGTACTTCAGGGTCTTTGCCCAAGCGCCCAATAAACTCGCAGCGATTTAGATCAGTTGCCAAAATGTTTCTCCTTAAATAATTTATATGACAAGTTTCTGCAAATTTTGCAGCCACGAGATTGTTTTTTGGGATGTAAATAAGTGTTTTCTACAGTAAATTCATGACCACGTTTGCAATGCGTCATAGCGGCATAACGCTTTTTATGCGTTTCAGCACACAAACCACGGTCTGTATTTACTTTTCTAGTAACTGCCTCAAGATGATTAGGGTTTATGCAAGACGGGTTGCGGCACAAATGATCCAATTCCAAACCTTGAGGTATTTCACCAACAAAATGTTGATAAGAAATCCTGTGTGCTAGTTTTGATTTGCCTTGCATACCAATTCTGCCGTAGCCTAATTTATCAACAGCGCCAATCCAAACAAAACACCCAGCAAACGGTATGGCAACTGAGTGCCGTTCAAGCCTATCTTGAATAGGCTCACGAACATATATTCTTGCCATTATTGTTGTTCCCAGTTTGCTTTAATTCCGTCATACATCGCTTTCAAGACGGGCTGTTGTTCTTTCAGGCATTGTGTCCAAGCCAGTCTAAATATGTCCTTCAGGCTTTCGTAACTGACCGCTGCCGCCATTTGGTCAACTGTTGCATCCATAT